GTAGTTACAAAGCCGTCAGATGTACGGCGCTCAAGTTGTGCAATATTCCATGTTGTCATTTTAGTTTCCTTCAAGTGCTGTGATGCGGGCGGTTAGTGATGTGATTAGGGCTTGTTGTTCTTGAATAGCCGCTGTGAGCGTAGCCACCAAGAAGCTGGTGTCGATGCCTTGGTAGCGTGGGTTGCCGTCAGCATCAACAGCGTCTTTCTCGCCTGTCACGCAACCTGAAACAATTTCAGCAAGTTCGTGAGCAATGAAGCCTTCCCCGTTTGACCCGTCAGCATTCCACTTGTATGTAACTGGCTTGAGCGCTGCGACCTTAGCCAGTGCGCCCGTCATTGGGGTGATAGTGTTCTTTAGGCGATAGTCGGATGATGTGTTGTAGGCGGTAGCAGAGCCAGTTGTTGTGATTGTGCCCACAACGCCGTTTGGGTTAATCCAATATGCAAGGTCTCTTGCGCCTGTGTTGTCTGCTGACACATAAAGTCGCCCTTGATTTGCGTCACCTAAAAATGCTGACCCTTTTACAGAGGCGCTTGGCAAAGAAGCAGCCCCCACCAGCAAGGAGCCGCTGGAGGTGATGCGGGCGCGTTCTGTGTTACTTGAACCAGTTTGAAAAGTTATGTTTGACCCTGAATCTGCAAGTATTGACCCCAATTGGGTAGCACCACTAAACCATTGAACTTGATAAAAACTCGATAATCTAAGTGCACCATTAGACAAATCTAATTTAGCCCCCGGCGAACTTGTTCCAATCCCTAAATTCGTCCCATCAAACGTCAGTGCAGACCCTGAGGTGAGAACCTTAGAGCCGTTGAGGTAGGTGACTCCGTTGGCTGTGCCACCTGATAGGGTGGGGTTGGCGGTCAAAGTCGAGGAGGCCAGCGTAGCTAGTCCTGTAACACCTAAAGTACCGCCCACAGTTGCATTACCAACCACTGCAATAGTAGAGGGGTTTGTACCTACTTCAACAACAGTTCCTGCGCTGTTTTCGGTAAAAAGTCTCTTGTCTGTAACGTTAACAGCCAACTCGCCTTGAACCAATTGACCTGATGTAGGGACGGCGGAAGCTGTAATGCTGTTCTTAGTGATTATAGTATTTGCCATAAGATTTCCTTAGAATGTTCCACCGTTGATGGTGTCGGTTTCAGTTAAGTAGGTTGCGAGTGTTGCTTGTAAGTTAGAGTAGGTAGTAGCTGCATTAGTAGCTGATGTCGATGCCGCTGAAGCTGAACTGGCAGAAGCAGTGGCGCTGTTGGCGCTGTTGGTTGCTGAAGTAGAGGCACCGGAGGCACTAGAGGCAGCAGCGGTCGCACTGTTACCTGCATTGGTGTTAGAGGTTGCAGCGGCTGTCGCACTAGAGGCTGCATTAGTAGCCTGTGTAGTTGCTGTAGAAGCCGATGTAGAGGCCGCTGAAGCTGATGTAGAGGCGTTAGAGGCTGATGTAGAGGCACCTGAAGCTGATGTAGATGCGTTAGTCTCAGAGGTTGCTGCATTAGTAGCTGACGTTGCACCCGCTGCAGCTGAACTAGCCGAGTTAGTCGCTGAAGTCGATGCTGCTGAAGCTGAACCAGCAGAAGCCGTAGCAGATGAAGCTGCATTAGTTTCTGACGTACCCGATGCTGTTTCAGATGCACTAGCTGCTGTAGCTGAGGTTGAAGCTCCTGACGCGCTTGTAGCTGCATTGGTAGCAGAGGTAGCGGCATTGGTTTCAGACGTAGCAGAGGCCGTCTCAGAGGCTCCTGCATTGGTTTCTGATGTAGCCGATGCTGTCGCTGATGCCGTTGCACTAGTGGCGCTGTTGGCGCTGTTGGTTGCCGCCGTCTCCGCTGCTGTAACAAGCCCAGAAACATCTGCTATACTATCTACTAACGCTTGTACTTCATTTTTGTTAGTTAATGCTGAAGTCGCAGATGAACTCGCACTAGAAGCTGAGGTTGCTGCATTGGTTGCTGATACTGCTGCCTCTGATGCTTTAGTAGCGGCGTTAACTGCTGAAGCCGCCGCCGCTATCTGAGCCTCTGTTACTTGAGATACGGAGGCATCATTGATGGCATCCCCTGCACCCCCTACTCCACGATAATATGCCATATAATCTCCTTGTTTCTTTATTACCCTTAACAAGATAATAAAGAAAGGGGACTCCCTAAAGAATCCCCAATCAATTACTTAAGCAGCTAGTGCAAAAGAAATAGCGGCTTCGTCACGCAACTCTTTCACGCCGTAAAGCATGTCAGAAGTGAACAATGTACCCAAGTACTCTTGCTTGTACTGAGTCTGGCTACGCACGCCTTGTTGCTCAGCCAATACAAAGGCTTCTTTATGGAACATCAAACCAATACGGCTAGTAGCAGTCGTAGCGGTGTCAGCGTTGGTAGACACATAAACGGTCATGCCGTATACGTCACCAATCTTACCGTTACGGATGCTGTTAGCGCTACCAACTTCACCAGTAAAGGCTTGCTCAGTGAAACGAGCCAAACCCATCATAGTGTTACGGGCAACAGGTGGCAACATCATGCAACGACCGTCCATTGGTACATCAGCATCGTCCAATGTCTGAATCATCTTGCGAATACCAGCATCAGTGATTGCGTTACCAACGTTAGTACCGTCAACGTATGCAGTTGTACCGTCGCCAGCCAACACAGCGCCAGTGTAAGCGGCAGTACCACTACCACCAGCAGCATTACGACCCAATTGAACCAAATCGGTATCAACTTGTTTAGCCAAAGCGTAACCAGCATCACCGGTGTAGAACTTACGCATTGAAGACAAGGCTTGCACTTCCGTGATGTCCTCGATCAAACGTGAGTACTCGTAGTGCTTGTTAACCAAAACTTGCACTTCTGTCTCAGTAGCAGCAATCAAGACAACAGCGGTAGAAGCGGCTTTTACAGAAGCAGAACCACGGGTTGGCTTAGGAATGTGCAATGTGTCGCCTTTTTTGCCCTTAAAGGACATCTTGGAGACAAGGTTAGCCATGACTAGGTTTTGCTTGTATGCAGCAATGATTTCGTCAGACCAGATTTCAGGGATAAACACAGCGCCAGTAGCGTTGGTTACCATAGGGGTAGGATATGCCATTATATATTATCTTTCAGAATGATTATTTAACTCTACCTTCAGCGTATGCCTTCATTATTTCAGGGGCTAGCTCTTGGTAGCGGTCAGGATTAAAACGCATGAGTTCGATGATGTCGGCTCGGCGGTACATTTTCTTGCTAGCTGTTTCGCCAGACCCTTTGGTTGAACCCATTGAGGCTGATTTAACGGCTTGTTTTCGCTCTACTCTTTCTACTACATTTGTCTGAGTGACTACTTGGTTTCTTTCTTTCCAAGTAGATAACAACTCATCAGCTGCATCAAAATCGTAGTTACTGTCAGCCCGTCCGAATAACTCTTTGCGAACCTTACTCTTGTTAATCCATTCAACGAAGTTGCCATCTTGGATGATTTCGGTATAGTCTGGATGTGAAGTTTTAAGGTTATCTAATATCTTAGCTTGTTTCATCTGCACTGACATTTGTTCAGCTTGACGTACAGTAGGATGATTAGATATAGCTTTAGCAATTGCTCGATCGGGGTCAGAGAAGAAGTCTACCTCTTCGTCTACATCTGGGGCTTGTTGTTTTTGTGAGACGGTTTGAGTACGCACGAAGTCGTCTACAATCTTTCGAAGTTCCCCGACTTCACTACCTTGCTTGCCCATAGCTTTCTCAGCTTCTTGGTGCATACGAACAATGTCTTTAACACTCTTGTTCTTATACTTTTCAGGTATTTCGTCTTCGTTAGAATTAAGGGTTGGCTCAGGAGCTTCCTCTAATCCATCGTCAATAGATGAATATTCTTCTTCGTCAGGTTCTAGGGGTTCGTCACCCTCGTCTATAAATGTTGCCATATAACTCCGTGCTTAATAAGCATTGTGGAAAATAACTATGTGCTTATGGTTTAACCGGCACTCTTTTGTTCTGCTTTAATCTTCTCATTTCGCTTTCGTTCCCATTGCATCGCTGCTCCGGGAAAGTCGCCGGTCACGCCCTCAAGTTTGACCATTGGTTTGCTAATAATACGAATAGCAGATTGACCACATACCTTACAGTTGCTTGTCCGAAGTTCGGAGTCAATGTAAGATTCTGTAATGTGGTCGTCGGCGCAGATAAACTCGTAAATCCGTTTAGTCATCAGAATCCTTCATAAAATCATCGTAGCTGTTTTTAATCGATGATTCATATTGTAGAATACGTGTTACGGCTTCGAGTTGTCCTCGCCTATGCCAAAACTGTTTCTCATCTGGAATGGTTGTTATATCCTGAAGCATTTCCATATTATCGGAAAGGTCTTCTACATATTGCTTCCATCCTACAGTAGCAAACAGGTCTAGCAAATTCTCATAATAATCTTGGAGGTCTTTTTCGGTATCGTCCATCTCTTTTTCCTTTCGTTGTTAGGAGAGATGTTGTTATTATACCACACTTTTACTAAAATGTCAAGTGTTATTTGTAATTAGTTGGGGGTTTCAGACACACTACCCCCGGAGTGCTAACGGCCCTAAGGCTATCTTATTTACATCTCGGAATCAGCCATTGTGCTTCCGTCAGGCATTGTATGTCTACCTGATTTAGATTTACTCTTCATTTGCATTGTTGCAATTCTTTCATTACTTACAATGTCTTTCTCTTTTAACATTAACTCTGCAATCTTAGCTCTCTTTGCAAACTCAGCGTCATCTCCATCACCTGCTTGTAAGTTAGTTGAGAGTGCCGCCGCCAACTTAGCTTGAGCCAGTTGAGGAGCTAATTGAGTATTAACTTGTGTCTCTTGCGCCTCTGCACCATACTTAGCTGCTTGAGCTTGAACCAATTGCAACTGAGCTTGAGCTGTCTCCATTTGAACCTGCATCTGAGCTTGTTGTGCTTGCTGTGCTTCTGGGTTAGGTTCTGAGGCTTTCTTCATCTCAGCAATAATCTCTTCACGGTTAGATAGACCCATATTGTCAATTACTGCTGAAACTAACATTGGGTACATTGGGCTGTCTTGACCTAATGTCTGCAACAACTGAACAAGTTGAGTTACTTCATATTCACGAGCAATAACACCCAATGAAGATGAGGGGACAAACTTGTAATCAGATACAGGGTAATTATCAGGGTCAAACTGCATGTAACGCCATGCTGTCTTCTCGATCATAGGGATTAAGAAGCTCTCTTGGAAGTTAATTAAAGTGCGCTTGTGACGCTTGATAATCGCTCCCATAGACATTGACACAGCACCCGCAGCGGCATCACCATTAATAGTGCCGGGGATACCAGCAGCGTCAATAGCGCCTGTAGCCATTTGAACCATCTTTTGCAACTCAGCCGCTTGAGCAAATGTTACTTGGTCTAAGTTGCCAAACTTGAATGGTTGTAGGATTTCAGAGGGGTTGCCGTTAGTAAGGATTGTCTTACCCGGACGAATCTCCATTTTAGCACCCCTAGGCATGCGCGTAGCGTCCATAGCCATCATAGGGTGTACGGTAAGCGCCAAAGCATCGATACGGGCGCGTAGCTCGGCATCTAAGGCTTTCTGGCTGTTGTAGCCCTTCTCACAGATGCCACGACCCCAAAAACGACTAGGCACTACATCCCAAGGGAACGACACAATAGGTCGGTCTTGCATCATGTAGGGGTTTTCTTCTATCTTTAACAGTTGACCGCCATTAGCGATAACCATGATAACCTCTACGTAACCTTCTTCGTCTTCTTCGTCTTCGTCTTCAGAATCTAGCTCTGTAGACAATTCACCTTCGTCATCTTCACGCATAGCTGTGTTAAACAGGTGACGGGGCACTAAACCGTAGTATTTAGTAAGTCGAACCCTATCTTCATCAAATGTAGTTAGGTGTTTATCAGCTTCTAAATCTGTATCATTGGAAGCATCTTCAATATCAACATCTCGGTAGATGCCATTTTGAATTGCAATCTCAACTTGGTGTTTAGGTACAAATTCGTCAATTGCAACGCCTAAAGCCTCTTCTAAAGAGGTGGCAACAGGGTCAATTAGGAAGTTTTGCGGTAGGATAGGGCGAAGTTTAACAACAACGCGGTCTTTAATGGTAACTCCCACCGCTTTCATCGCCCCATCCATCACTGGTTGTGACGCTGGCTTCATTTCCTTCACTTCTTCAATCACTAACTCGCCAATACCAGTGCCAAAGATGGCTGAATTCAGGATACACTCAGCAATAGACTTACGTGTCTTGGTATAATGGAAGTCTTCTGTTAGTTGCTCACGTAAATAAGCAATATCGGAGGGGTCTTGGTCGTTTCGATCGTCTTTAATGTCAAACCACTTACCACGTCCAAAGGTTGCTTCTTCAACTTCAGCTACTGAACTCTCAACAGCTTGTTGTAGAGCTGGACTGATAAGGCGCGAGCGCTCACTTTCACGAGTCATGTCCTCTTTTGCCCATTGTCCACGCCATAGACGGTAATACTCGTCAAACTTCTGCTCGTAGTTAGCGTTAAAGTGGTCACGCCACTGGTCAACTTTGTTGATTACCCAGTTTTCAACCTTTTGTTCTGTAAACTTCTTTTCGTAATCCATATTA